CCTCATCATTCTCATCACCTTCCTCATCATTCTCATCACCTTCCTCATCATTCTCATCACCTTCCTCATCATTCTCATCACTGGATGCATTTTCATCTGTTGATACATCATCTTCATTAACAACCGAATTTTGATTGAAATTCTCTGTTTGTTGCACATTAGAGTTACCTGAAGGATTCATAAGTTTATTTAATATATTTTCTGGGTCAAACATAGATTTATTTGATTCATTATATTGTTCATATATATCATCAATAATATTATCAGAGTTCTCGGATACAGCAACTTTATATTTTTTTAATGATATTATTATGTTTTCTAATAATGAATTTAAGTTAGATATTTGATTATAAATAAAATAAATTCCTATAATAACAATAATTGATAATGCTAGAGTATACATTTATAATAAAATATATAAAAGTAATTAAAATTAAACTCAAATTAAATATAATTATATAAATAAATATTATAATGAGTATTAATTTGCTATTTAATAAATTAGATAAATACTATAAAAAAATAAAGTTAAAAAATTATAATTATAATTTCACAATAATTAAAAATATAGATTTAATAGAAACAAAATTTATTCCAAGTAAAATTAGAATGTATATTAAAAAAAAAATTAATTATAAGTATACCATTTTATATGAATTTAAAAATATTTTAATAAAATTATACTATTATTCTAAAAATGAAATACACAATAATAATAAATTTGATATAATTCTAAAAAGAATAATATTTATGATGTTAATATCAAATAAATTTATAAATATTGATATTCATATATATGATACACCATTTAAAAAAAAATTTAATTGTAACCATTCTCATAAATGTGGTAATTTAGATCATAATAACGTTAATAGTGGTTTAAATTATGGTGACACAATAATAATTTTTAGAAACGAAGAATATTTAAAACTTCTATTACACGAGTTAATTCATGCACTAGATATTGATAATAAATATGAGACATTAAAAGATAATAAAAAAATACTAGAAGTTTTTAATATAAACTCACATAACTTATTAATTAATGAATCATATGTTGAAACATGGGCAATTATATTAAATGTTTACTGTAAATTAAAAGAAAGTAATAATATTAGTTTGGAGAAATTTAAATTAAATTTAAATAAAGAACTAGTACATAGTTTACATCAGTGTTCTAAACTATGTCTTTATTATAATATTGACGATTTTAATAAAATATATATTAATAATCCTAAAACAGTTTATTATAATGATAATGTAAATACATTTTCATATCATATTGTAAAAACAATAAATTTATATAATATTAATAATTTTTTAAAAAATTTATGCGATAAAGAATATGTATTAAAATCTGAATATAATTATAAATTATATATACAATTTATTTTAAAATATAATAAATCCTTAAATAATAAAATAAATCTAATTATAAAAAAAATAAAAAATAATAATCTAGGTTCTTTAACAATGAGTTCTATTTAAAAATAATATATAAAATAATATATATGAAAGAAGATTTTTTAGTTATTGATCATAATATATTACTAAGAAAATTATATTTAAAATGTAATACATTATTTATAATACATGAATACTATAAAAAAAATTTTAAAAAACAACTATTAAGTAATGAACTTGAAAATAATATTAAATTAAATATATATTTAGATAATAAGGGTAATAATATTGATAAAAACACTATTAATACCATATATACCAATACTGATACACCTACCGATACTGATACACCTACCGATACTGATACACCTACCGATACGGATACACCTACCGATACTGATACACCTATTGATACTGATACACCTATTGATACTGATACATATATAGACAGTGATACATATAATGATAATACAAAAAGTAAAAAATATATAGATACAAACATAGATACAAAAAATGAAAACAACGAAGAAATAATATTTTCTCCAAGAAATGAAATAATTATAGAAATGGAAACAGAAGAATCATTAGAAAAAAATATGGATGAGGAAGTAAATAAAAAATGTAATAAGGGTTGCTATTTATGTTATAATGGATGTGATTTATTTTTTACAGGAGTAACTTTTGTATGTAGTTTTATTCATCATTATCTTAATAAATTTGCAAATAAATTAAAAAATGTATTGACTAGTGAATAAATAGTTAATATGAAATAGTATTAATTAAATTTGCTAGATTATTATTATTATAAATCTTATTTTTTTTCATAAATGAAATAAAATCCTTATAAATAGTAGTATCAGTATAATTATAAACTATTTCATTTAAATCAATTAAATCTATACCAGCCAGTTCTGTATTTTTTTTATCTTCAAAATGTTTTCTAAACATAATCTTTAATTGTTCTATTGGTAACTCATTAACATACTTAGAAATATCTAATAGAAATAAAATTCTATCTATTCCATTTTTACCAGTAGAAAACATTATACGACATTTTAACATATCTTTTTTAATTTCCGAACTAAATTTACCAAAAAATTCTTCAGTTTCTTCTGTAAATTCTCTTTGAGCCCCTTCTTCTATATTTTCCCTTGTTCTTTTAAATCCACCACTAATAGCACATAATTCTTCAAGTGTATCATTTACTTTATAACGACCCATAAGTAAATAAATTTTTTTTTTATATTTATAATAACCAAGAATTCCTACACGTGCCCAATTAGGATTTAATTTTAGTTGCTTTAAATTGTTAATTGAACATATATTCATTTTTGTAAATATTATATTAATTAAAAAAAAATCAATTTTAAATAATTTAAATATATTAAATATTTATTAAATTTAATCTGAATCTGAATCATAATCTATATGTGAAAAGCATTCAGTATTATTATTTGTTTCATCATCCGAATCACTTTCTATTAATTGGGGTTCATTAGTATTATTATTAAGATTATTATCAATTATATATGTAACATTATTCCACACACTTAATTTTTTATCAATTTCAATAGTTTTACCACTATTCTTCTTAATAATATTTACATATTCCATATTAAATTTAAGACTAAATTCAGTTCTTTTAGGTACATTTTTAATGTTATGTCCAGAATCTACCATAAAGTTTCTAAATACATTATAAATATCAGTAATTGTAAATTTATCAGATTTATTAGGACTATATTTAATTCTATCATCAATAAATTGTTTAATCGGATTATTTTTCTTACGTTCATTATTTGTTGAATCGACGATCTCCTTAGGTTCTACTAATCCAGTAGTCTTCATTAATTTTTGGAATGACTTATAATAATCTAATAATAACCACATAAATGGTTCTTTTAAACATTCTAATTTTTCATTCATGTTATTATCTCTTTCATATTCATAATCTCGTCCAGTCATTTCTGACTTAGGAATAAATTTAGAAGGAAAATTAATAATAGTAAGTCTTCTCCATGTACCATCATCATCACTTGGAACATCTGGAATATCATTACAAATTAAAAACCATTTTGCTTGTGATTTAAATTTAATAGGACCCTTATATAACTCACGACATTGAATAGTATCACCACCTGTCCATTCTTTTAATTTACCAACATTAATTGGTTCATCTTTACTGGGTTCTTGAAATGCTACAAATCTACGACCTCGTAACATGGCTAGTTCAGGATCTGCTGCATTTGAAGCACCTCTTTTAGAACATAATGCAGATACATTCATTTGATGATAATAATCACCAAGTGAGTTTTGAATTAAATCAATTAATTTTGATTTACCATTAGAACCTGAACCAGTTAATACAAAGAATTTTTCAAACCATTGTTTACCAGATAAACAACTAGATAATATATGAAGGAAATATTCACGAACCGATTTAATAGGTAGAATTTGAGATAGTATATTTTGAACTTCCATAATTTCAGGTGAGTTATAATTATAAGAAGAATATTCCAAGTTTGTAGAAATACTAATATAGTCACTTGGTCTACCATCTCTAAATACACCATTTTCTAAATCATATACACCATTTGTAAATCCTATTAAATCTAAATTAGTATCTAGTAAATCACGACATCCTTTATAAATAAATCTATTACAACATTCCTTAAGTAAAGTATCACGAAAACTTGTAATTTTTAATTGATTAGTTAGTTTAAATATTTTTTCTTTATGTTTTTGTAAATTTTGTTCTTGTTCCGAATCATCTTCTTCTAATGCCTTAGAAATCTTTTCTGCAATATGACGTTCATATTCAATGGTATATAATCTATATATATCAATATCAAATGTTTGTCTCATACAATGACCAGCATTCTCTTCTGTATCTTCAATCCAACGATGCATACTTGGTTTAAACTCGCACCAGAGTCTTTTAGTAATATTATAACACATAAATCTAATTTCTTCAGATAATCCAAATCCATTAAAATATCTATAAATTACATTTGCTAAATCGGTATGTGCTGCACCAGCAGATCTATATAATAATTTATATAGTGTACTATTTGCTACAATATCCTTATTATATTTACTATGTATTTGTTTATATTTTTCTAAATTGTCTTCTTTACACCAATAAATTAATGTTCCCATACTTAATTCTGGATTTACTGAACTAGGATTTTTATTATTTGAAACTGGTAAATTATCCCATTTATCTTCACATTCACCTTCTTTAAATTTTTGTGATTTTTTACTAAACATAACCCATGTATCTAGTAATGTATAATCAATATTATGTAATAATATGCCTAATTTAATCCAATAATTAAACTTATCAGAACGTTCACTACTTAAACAATTATTAACAAGTTCTTTAATATATTCTAAATTTTCCGATTCGGCTGATTTACCATATACTTTTATATCAGAAATAGAACGTTTTATTTGTTTTTTAGAAACATTTATATTGCTAACTTTTTTAATAATGTTTTCCGAACTATCTTTTAACCATTTATCCATTTTTGAATTTTCATAATTCAGAATCAATTTTGTTTCAGATTTATTTCTTATTGAAAATAATTTCACTAGTTTACAATTAATTTCATAACTATCTTCTAATAACTCATTTTTAATTAAATTACATTCATTATCTAGTACATATTTTAATTTATATGGAATATTATTAGGTTTCTTACTACCATATAATTGCCAATTAGTATCAAAAATAACTTTATCATCAAAAATATCATGAAATTCATTTATACAATTAATATTTTGAAAAATTTCTCTTAATTCAGTTTTATGTTCTATTAATATATTTCTTCTAAAATATGTTTGCACATCTGGTGGTGTTACTAAATAAGGATATATAATATGAATACCGTCTTTATATTTTTTACCATGATTATCGTATACTGTTGTATCTTTTAATAGAACATATGCTTCTAAAAGTTCATCTGATATATTTTTATAACACGATTTAATTACCTTATTATATAACATTATTATGTTTTTAATAAATACTATATCAAATGTTCTTTCAGGATTATTACTATCATATCTAAAATCTAAATCAATTAATATTGGACTTACTGCATTATGTCTTTCTGTTAAATGTAAATGTATATTGTATTTAAAACATGCTTCACTATAAAACTTATAAAAATAATCTTGATATTCATTTTTTACATTAAATGAACCTGGTGGGTCACCTATACTAGTGTGGGTAGGTTTTATTGAACTGTCCACTGGATAATTGTAGTGTAAATATTTATAAAACTCATTTTTTTTGTTATTGAAATTAAATTCAGATGGCATTAATATTTATTATATTTTAATCTCTAAATTTTTTCAATTTAAAAAATATATTTAAAATATAAATATTAATACTATTCATATATGGACATTAGTACAAAAAGAATATTAAAGGATTTAAACGAATTAGAAAAGTATAATTTAAACTCACATGGAATTTATCATAATACTTTTGACGATGATATTTATAAATTAAATGTGTTGATGATTGGTCCTACTAATACACCATATGAACATGGTTTTTATTTTTTTAGTATAGAAATCCCCAAAGACTATCCATTTAGTCCACCTAAAGTTAAATATTGTACACAAAATGGAAAAACACGTTTTAATCCAAATTTATATGTAAATGGTAAAGTGTGCTTATCTATAATAAATACATGGTCTGGACCGGGGTGGACATCATGTAATAGTATATCAACTGTATTGCTTTCCATACAAGCTTTAGTATTTACTGAAAATCCATTACATAATGAACCCGGTTATGAGAAAGATAATGGTATAAAAAATACAAATTATAATATTTTATTAACATATAATAATTTTAAAACAGCTATATATAAAATGATAGTTGAACCACCTACCATTTTTGTATATTTTAATAGTATTACAATAAAACATTTTATAGATAATTATGGAAATATTATAAAAAGTATAGAAAAAAATATAGAGAAACATGATAAATTTATTCATTTAAATATTTATAATATGAGCGAAAAACTTGATTATATTTCAATACATAAAAATATAGTTGATTTATATAAAAATATCATTGAAATGAATAAATAAGAATAATAAATAAGAATAATAAATAAGAATAATAAATAAGAATAATAAATAAGAATAATAAATAAGAATAATAAATAAGAATAATAGATAAGAATAATAAATAAGAATAATAAATAAAATTAATATATAAATATTATATATATATATTAATATGGACCCTGATTTTGATAAAATAAATAACTTTATTTATAACAAAATAGATAATTATAATAAATATTTTGATAAATTTCAAAAAAATTTGGATATACAGGATAATAAAATAAGAAATGTATGTAAAAATAAAGTTAATGACACAATAAAAAAAAACCCAAAAAAAACTGCAAGACAATTAATTAATTTAACTACAATGAATGAAACAGATGACACTAGTGAAAATGAATATGAGTTAGAAAAAAATAATATAGAAAATATAAAAAAAAATATAATAAATAATAAAACTATGACTGGTGGTAATTTAGATATAGAAACAGATATTAGTGGAGAAATTGAAATAGTTGAAGAAATAGAAAATATAAAAGAAGATAAACTTCCTAATAAAATAAATCATACATTTATATATAGTACATTTTTATTTTTATTTTATTTATATATTACTGTATTTTTATTAATGATAGTATTTGAATATAAAATAGAAACTAATGGAATATATAAACCAATTATTTTTATACTAAATCGTGTAAATCCTAAAATAATAACATCAACATAAAAAGTAGAAAATAAAAAGTATAAAATTTAAATTATTTTTTATTATCTATTAAAAAATATATTTTCTTAAAATAAAAATTCTTCATATATATCTTAATTTCATCTATAAAATTTTTATTGTCTTCAGTCATAATCATATATAAACCTTTATCATCAATATCTAAATTATCAATATTATTTTGTGTTTTATCAATATCGGTATAAAACAAAAATTTTTTTTCTATTATTAATGAGAATATATAAAAATCTAATTCAGTTATCCAATGTAAATCTCCTATTAATAATTGTTGTAATTCATTAATATCACTAATATCTGAATACAGATGGTTATTATTTTTTTCACTATAATAATTAATTATATCAAAAATATTAAATGTTCCATTTTTTATTAGTTCTAGTAATTTATTTGCAATAAGACCACGCACTGTATTTATGTAATTTACATTTTTTTCATTAATATACTTTTTACCTAAGTTATAATATATACAATTACTATATGATATAATATTTAATTTTGTTAATGGTTTAAAATTAAAATAATTTAAATCTAGATTTTTGTTATATTCAATATTTGAACAATAGTTATGATTTGTTGAATCTTGTCGATTATTATCGATTATATCTTTTTTATAATCTTCGCCAGTAATATAATATTGTTTATCGGTCAATATTTTATTATATAAGTCATGGATTATATATTTATCTATATCATCATAATCTAATATAATATTTGATTCATTATTTAATGTATTCATTATTATATTTGTAGATTTACTTAAAATTAAATTTCTTTTATAATGGTTATATAATAAATCATTAATTAAAAACTCTAAAAATATATTATAGTATTCTTGTGTAATTATATATTTACATGTATCACTATTTACTATACAATTATTATCACAATCAACTGTCTCTAAGTTATTACATAATTTAAAATTGTTTATTATACTATTATTTGTTTCCTTATTATGTAAATACATTTGTGATTCAAATTTAAATAAATCACTTATTAATTTATTAATAAATTTTTTAAGTTCATTTTTATCATTACCTTTATTTAATACATTACTTATATTAGTTAATATATTAACTTTATTTATAATTAATGTATTATTTATTGAATTAATAAATTGTTGATAATATAAACCTGTATACTCAAAATTATTATAAAGTTCATGTTTAGTAGACTCTGTATGCAAATTATTATCTAAATATGATATATCAGATAATATATACTCCGAACTAAATTTAATAGTTTCTTCATCTTCATCATCTTCTGTAATATCATATGGTTCATAAAGTGGAATGTAATCACCTATATTTAAACCAATGCCAATTATATATTTACCATCGGTAAGATATTTTTTATTTTGATTAAGTTTTTCCTTAAATATTATATTCTCTTTTTCTAATATTTTTTGAAATTCATCTATTAATCGTGTAGTATTACTTAAATCGTGTAAAAATTCTTTATCTGTTTCTGTTTTTGATTTATAAATATACTTATAGTCTTTTTCTATAATATTATAATTAATATTATGTTTAATATAATTTAATGGTATAAATAAATGTTGCTTATTTACTTCAAATATTAAACCTAATTTTATATAATCTGCATTTATAACAATATACTTAATATATTTTCTAATATTATATATTTCTTTTGTATCTATAATTATATTATTTGAATAATCAATATTGTGGTAAATTTTATTTATTAATAATGTATTGTAATCCTCATTATTATATCTTAATAAACATTTACTAAATAAATTACTTAAATTAACTATAGAATCCTCATTTCTAATATTGAAAATCAAATTATATTGATTACTACCTGTTTTAGGTGTTGGTATAGTAATTGGTTGATAAATAGTATCATAATTTAGTATAAAACATGTGTCTCTATTATTAAAATCATATATATTATGATTATTTACTAAAGGACATCTAATACTACTTGTTAATACACTAGTAAATTTTAATTCAAATATTATAATATTAATATTAAAAATAATACTACATATATTCCATATAAAATTAATATCTAAATTAGTAAAATTAGTATTTATATAATTTTTCAATCCTATTTTAATTTGATTATAATGAGTTTTATTTGACTTAATAGATTCGGTCTTAGTTGACTTACTTAATTTATTTATATTTACAATTTTTTCTAAACTTTGAATAGTTGTATTTTTTGAATATATATTATTATTTAATTTTAATAATGAACTTTTATTTATAATTTCCTCATCATATACACAATTTATTAAGGATTCTTTAATATTAGTTGGATTAATAATATCTAATTTAAATAATTTAGATATCTTGGGATTTAATTTTTTATCAGATAACTTAATAATACTTAATATACAATATAATAAATTATTAATGTTACTATTATAACTTAATCCAAAACGATATGCATGATAAAATTGTACAACACTTTTATTCATATCATAATAACTTTCTATACTTTGTTCTATATTCAAAAAATTACGTATGTTTACATATATATCTTTTGGTATTGTGCTAATTTTATAGTTATCTAACTTAAAATCATCTTCTTTTGAAAAAACTCTTGTATTACTATATATATTTCTTGTATCATTATTATTTAAATCTTTATATATATGGGGTGCCGTGCTATAACAACATATCATATTATTTACTAAATAAGGATGATATTTAGATTTTTGTGTATTTGCTGATGCACTTGGTAAATAAACAAAATAATTTTCACCATATAAATAATTATCATAATAATAATCAAATGGTTTATTTAATTTTATATTCATTTGAGATTTTATACTATCGGTTTCTTTATTATATAAACATAAAACATACTCCCCATACATATCATTAGTAGAATTGTGTGGAAAATTTAATTTAAAATAATATTCAGTATTCGTATTATCATATAAATATGTATCTAAATTAATTCTTGTATTATTTTTAAGATATATTTCTAATCGTGTATTTGTTTTTGAATTATCTTCATAATTTGTTTGTATTAATGAATTATTATTAAATAATCCATATTCATCATAAAAATTATTGTTTTCATTAAATAATAAAACTAATTTATTATTTAGATCAGACTTATAAGTAATATTAAATGTAAATGAACGACCCATATAAATTTTAAATGAATCATTATCAATACTTATTTTTTTATCAATAGTAAAATTTAGAATATTTGCATCAAAATTAAATAACTTAGTAAAAAATTTTAATTTTTTTGTACCAATTACAATTTTATTAGCATTTTCTTTTTCTACTATTCTATTCACTAAACTTACAGGCATTATAGAAGGTCTTCTTTCTTTTGTACAACTTTTAAAATTATTACCAAAAATACTCATCATTTTGTCTTTATTATCACCATTGTAAAATTTTATTTTATAATCATTTACTGTTTTATAAGATTCTATTTTATTTATATTTTTCTGATATTTCTCAGTTTCTTCATCAATTACAGTTTGTTCAACTTCTATTGGTCTTTTTTTTATAGTATCATCATCATCACTATCATCACCACTTAAAGCATCTGAATCAATAATATCATATGAAGTTTCTATAATATCAGTATTATTATAAATGTTTGTATATAATAAATGTAAATAGTACTCATTTTTGTTACTTTTTAATAATGTATTATATGTATTAAATATATTATTATACTTATTAAATATAGTATCATCTTTATTTAAATAAGTATTTTCATGATAACTTAAACGATTTGTAGAAGTTAAATCATAATTATTTGTAAATCTAATATAATTATGAAATGTATTTACAATATTATTTAATTCATTTAATGTATTTAAATTAGTAACATTTATGTAAAATATATCATTATCTATATCTATTTTTATGCTTGTTTTTTGATTATTTTGTCTTAATATACTCTTACAATAATCTTTATTATTATAATCAGTTCTATCTAATATAACATTTATATCTTCTATAATTTTACTATTATTACTTTCAAATTTTTTATAATTATTATAATATAAATATTCTTTTAATGGTGCTGATGTAGCATCTGAAGAAAAATTGCAGTTATAATTAATTCTTAAATTGCTTAAACTAAATGTAGATATATGTTTGAAGAATTTATGTAAATAATTATAAGAATCATAATTATAAGATTTCTTATAATATAAAGTAATTTTACTAGTTTTTATGCTTAAATCTTTAGCAGCGTCTATGGGTATTGATTTTTTATTTCTTGTTTTTAAGATTATTTCTGTATTACTAACATGATCTATATTATATATTTTATTATCGTAAATAACTTCTAAATTATCTATATAAATATCAAAAATAGTATTAAAAATAGTAATAAAATTAAAAAATTTATGTATATTATTTAATGGTATTTCTAATTCTAATTCTGTATAATTTAATACTAAATTAAAAGAAGACGATATATAATCATTATCATTATTAAAAACTATGATATTTCTAAGATTATAATCATTAAACTCGCTATAATTATTAATTTGTTTTTTATTGGCTATATTTAAATCTAATATATTTAGTATATTATTTATATTAAGTATTACATCATTAATATTAACATTATCAATATAATTTTCTAAAAAATTAAAATCTATAAAAAAATAAGTATTTTCTGTAATATATACATCAACTAAATAATTTGTTACAATATTATTTTTAATAAAATAAATTTTATAAATTAAGTAATTATCTTTTTCATTTATTTTAGTTGATTTAATTTTCTCAAATACATCTTGTTTTATAAATGGAACACCATTTTTTTTATGTAATTTATAAGTTGTTTTTATTTTTTTTTCCTTATAAGATAATATACACATAGGACATTTATCATTTAACTTTATACTATTATAATACTTAATCAAATCATGTCGTATGTGTCCGTTAATTTGTAACGATAATATATTTATACTTTTAATAAGTGTATTATATAATGTATTACTATTCTCTACATTTAAGATACTTGTATTTATTTTTTGTTTATTAATATGTTCATTATTATATATATTATCAAAAAATGTAAAGTTATCAATAGTATCTTTTAAATTTAAAGGAGTTGTAACATAATTATATTGTTTAAAAAATGCGTCATTAACAATATTGAAATTAAATTTTAAAATATTTTCATTATTTAAAAAATTTTTGTAATGATTTATAGGTTTATTTAATTCATTTTCTACAAGTGAATTATTTTCTATTAATCTTTTTATATATGGTACACTAATATAATATGTATAATTATTATTAATATTTCTATCTAGATATCCTATAACTAATTCATTATTAATTGAATTAATATTATCTAAATTAATTGTATCAATATTAAAATTTGTAATATCTAGTGAAGATTCATCATTAAATTTTTTATCAATATAATTCAATTTTTGATTAAAAGTAAAATTATCATATTCATCATTACTTAATATATTTGATGTAATATACTGTTTTAATGTTGAATTATCATAAAAATCCCATTTTGCACTTAAAAATCCACATATATTCTCAAATTTTACTGAATTATATAAAGGAATAAACTTTATAAAACTTATTTTAATTTTATTAATTACATCTACTAGTATATCATCACCGTATATATAAATATCTGTAAATATATGATTAATACTTATTGTTTCTTCATAATCTTCTTTATTACAAAATACTAAAATTTTTGATTCAAATGTAATTTCATAAATAGGATTATTCATAAATAATATATATATATATATTATTTAAATTTAATAAATTGATTTTAATTTATTAAATAGTTTAAAAAATACTTTATATATACCCCTATGACTGAAACAAATAATAATAATACACACATGTGGTTAACTAAATATGATAAAGTTTTTAATCAAGTAAGACAAGAATATATATTTAATAAATATGTAATATCATTTCCTAATGGTGAATCTTGTATAAATGCATTTATAAAATACGGTAGTTTAATTAGAAATAATGTTATTATTAATAATAATTCTATAGTATTAAATAATATTGATGAAATTAAATCAAATTTATATGTACTCTTAAGTTGTATTTTAAAATATAGTGAAGTTGTATTTGGTAAAACTCATGAGTATACATATATAAATTGTCGAAATTTATTTGAAAAAAAAAATAGTGATTATGGAGATGCTTTTGTAGACTATAAATCAATAGGAATTTTAATGAGACTAAATGATAAAATTAGAAGATTAGAATCCTTAACCCAAAAAACAAATGTAAATTTTGAATCTATTGAAGATACTATTTTAGACTCATTTAACTATGTAATATTAGCTCTTATTTTACTATAATTATTTTTCAATTATTATTTAATAAACCCTAATTTTTCACATTCTGTATAATTTAAAAATAATTCTCTTTTTAATATATCATCTAATTGTTTTTTTTTCATTAATGTATTTTCACTATATAATTCTTTAACAATTTTCATTAATTCTGTTGTATTTTTACACTCATCTTTTAAATCTTCAAACTTACCCCAAAACGTTGTAGATATTTGATGAATTAATACGGTTGATGTAGGACTCATAAATCTTTTTGTACCTGCTAAATACATAAATGTTGCAGCACTTGCAATATTACCACTAATATAAGTATGTATAGGAATTTTATTTCTTTTAATAAAATCATAAATACTTAATCCCATAAAAGCATCACCACCATTAGAATAAATATGTAAATTAATATTTGGTTCAAAATTATAACACAATGATTGATATTGTAATTCACTTGTTAAATTTTTGATTTGTTGTATAAGTTCTAATATTTGTTCCTTATATATATCCTCATAATAATAGATTTCATTTCCATGTGTAGTAATATTAAATTTATTTTTTTCTTCGCCATTATCATCATTATCGCTATCAATATTATTTTGTAATTTTCTTTTTTTATTTTTATGAGACATCTTATTATATTTATTATTGGTAAACTCCATTATATCTAATTAAAAAAAAAATCAATTTTAGATATTTTAAATTATACACCTTAATTTATATTTATTTTGTTATTCTTTTGTTATTCTTTTGTTATTCTTTTGTTATTCTTTTTTTAATTGAGCACACATTTTACGAGCATTATCGTATTCGGTATTAGCTATGTCTTTAATTGTAATATAATGATTATTACACCAGTTTTGCATATATGTAATTATATTATTTATATTTAATAAATGTTCTGTTGATTTACTAGATAGTGTATCATCTGGCATACTTACAGTTTCTTCTAAATCTAACGCTACTGTATTTTTAACATTCTCATCTGTCATTTGTTCACCGGTAATAGTATTTGTTACTTGTGGTGTATTATTGTTATCTAATTTACTTTGTAATTCTTCTATTTCTTCTGTTATTTGTACTT